TAAACCGAAGTCTAGATACCAAACAATCGAACATGCTGGCGAGTCATTCTTGGTGTACACTGAAACGCACCCCGCTGGGGTTCCGTTTTCAGTGCCGCCGTGGGTGTCTCGTCGTGCTATGATATGTGGTGTCGGAAAACATGTAAAGGGTTTCAACACTCTCGATGCTTGGTCAGAAGTGACCGGCGTCGGAGAGGTGAGTACATTACATGGGAATTCAGGTGTTGGCGCAGTCGAGTATATCTCGGCTCCCGCCAGTTTCTGGTTCTTCGCGGCGCGTGGCGTCGTGTCGGAGCTGTCAAGTACAGCTCTGCTTTGGAATGTCGCGAATAGTAGTATTCGTGACGTGTCGCGGTCAGTGACGGTTGAGGGGTGGGAAAAGTGCAAATTCGTTTCAAACGATTCTGCATTCAACCTGCCCGTATTCCTCATTGAGATGTTTGAGCTAAAGTTCTTGTTCAAGAGCATAGCTAAACATTTAAAGCACCTTTACAGGGCTTTACGGCGCGCACAGCACAGTGGCCGAGTGGCTAGTCTCCTGGATTTATTTACAGGGGGCTGGCTTGATTGGTCATTTGGTACTGGCGCGTTCATCCGCGATATAGTTAAACTCTGGAAGCTCGCCGGCAGGTTTGCCGACGATCTGAATGAGTTTGTTGACGGCATGGGGCGGAGTAAGACAGCTCGGAACACGATAGTGTTGCCCGAGCCTGCTCTCCCGCCTGACCATGTGTTTCCCGTTAGTGTAATGGGATACACAGTTAACATGCGTGTGAGGTATTATATCCCTCCACACAACGGCCGCGGGCTCTACTTGAGCTACAGCGTATTGTATCGTTATTGGTCAGCAGCAATGACTGGCCCTAACGGTATATGGCTGTATTTCCTACAACGAAATAATATCGTGTGGGACCCCGCTTCGGTATGGGAGTTAATCCCATTCAGCTTCGTGATTGACTGGGTATTTCCCGTAGGGAAAATACTTCAGCAGTCGCGAGTTGATGTTGTCGACATCAATATAACTATTGATGATACTGGTTATGGAACCGGTATTTCCGTTGCACGCGTAATCGAAATCGAGGACGGTGGTATTCCAAATAATTGGAGTATCGTCGGCTACGAAGAAGTGCGTGTATATAAGAGGCGAAACACTGGAAAAGTTTTCCAGAAGCCTCATGTGCAGTTCCAAGGGGCTACGTTAAACAAGATCCTTTCCGGATCAAGTTTACTGTGGACCTGCGTGCTGCGTCGCGGGCGGAAGTAATTCTGCCCTTCAACCGAAACAACGAACAGTCATAAACATGCTCGATAATAACGTTGATCTGGTGTTCGAAGCCTCTGCAGGCACGGCCACCACGACTAACTCAGTGTCACTGATCGATACCGACAACGGTCGATCAGTCAGGCGCAAGAACCTCGGAAACGGGATCTTCGTCGATCTTATCATCTCCCATGAGGAGGCGAGACAGAAAGACGGACTAATCTCCGACCGGCATCTTGTGAGGATCGATTATACGATCCCGGATCCTGTCATCTCGACAGCTCCGACAGCAGTGGTAAGTGCCTATAATGTCCTCGTCTACCCAAGACGTTCGGACATTACGCACGGTCACGTCGGTCAGGTGTTCACTGCATTGCGGAATCTGTTAAAGGATTCTAGCACGCATGAGAGCACCACTGCAAGTGACGCCATTCTCGCCCGGCTATTTGCGGGCGAGAGCTGATGAGTTAGCGTAGCAAACCCCTACAGGGGTCCCGGGAAACCGGGGCCCCCTACGGGTGAGCATATCGAGCGGAAGAATGACTCCTATTCAGTATAAACCGATAGAGATCATTGACCATATGGAAAATGCAAACGCCCGCTTTATGGCGAGCTTATACGTCAGTCTTCTGCTTGATATAGCAGATCAATACGATGAGATCGCCAGAGGGGATCTCGCCGCCACGCTGAACTTAGCTGTCCTCGAGCATAATCTGCTCGAGCGCGGCAAAGAGGGAGACGTGGGGTTGTTCACAAAGGTTCTCCCAACTTGGGGGAGGCAAGTAGATTGCTTCCTTACAACAGGGAAACCCGTCGAAGGAATAGCACCTCATTGGTTCTTACAAGAACTATGGGATATATTTCTGAGAACTGGACAGCCAGTTGTTCTGCAACACGTCAGGCAGCTCTCATACTTGTACTACAAATATGAACTACCATACGAATCCGAAACGGCGCAAGCCGTCATCGAGTCGTTCGTCTCGAATGAGGTCAGTTTGTCCTTGGTCAAAGTTGACCAGCGGGATCCAGTTATCAGGAAGGCACGTGCTTTTATTAGCCGTGTGTTTTCTGGTCTTGATCCTCGGGACATTGTACCCCGACATGGACCCGGTGCTGTTGCAACAGGTGAGAACGTTGTTGAGAAAACTCGTTTTAGACGGGTTTATCGGCAATTAGAACGTGTGTATCCGTTTACGGAATACATGTCCTACTCCTTGTCGCACGTAGTGGACCGGTACAGGTCGTACCCGTACTTAGAGGAGCTGGAAGCAGGCACGGCGAAAGTCGTGCTCGTTCCGAAGGACTCCAGGGGACCGAGACTTATCTCGTGTGAACCGCTAGAGTATCAGTGGATCCAACAAGGTCTGTCGCGAGAAATCGTCGACAGGATCGAGTCGCATTGGCTAACACGTGGTCACGTGAACTTCACGGACCAGGGTGTGAATCAACGGCTCGCCCTTGAAGGGTCGCGGACGCTACAGTGGGACACGCTAGATATGAAGGATGCTTCTGATCTTGTATCACTTGAGCTCGTAACAGAGCTCTTCAGCGGTACGATGGTACTCGAGGGCCTGTTGGCCTCTCGGACACCTGAGACGAAGCTTCCGAATGGTACACTAGTGCAAATGAGAAAGTTCGCTCCAATGGGGTCGGCGTTATGCTTCCCTGTTGAGTCAATGATCTTCTATGCGCTAGCTGTAGCGTGCCTGCAAGTACACTCCGGTTACAGCCCGAAAAGGGCCCGGGAAAGTGTATACGTTTACGGTGATGACATTGTTGTGCAACGGGGTAATTTCCCCGTGCTCAGACGTGAGTTCGAGCGCGTTGGACTTCGGTTCAACGAACTCAAATCAGCTACCGGGGAAGTCCCGTTTCGGGAATCCTGCGGCGTTGACGCCTTCAAGGGCGTTGTCGTGACTCCACTTCGCGTGAAGTCACCAATGTCAGCTCAGATGGACTGTATGACCCTCGCTTCCTATGTGGCATATTCAAATGCTATGTGGGACCGAGGGCTTCGTAAGGCAGCAACCTTCATTGAAAGGATGGTATCGAGGTTTTATACCTTGCCGTATACGGAAACGTTACGGGGATACGTATCCTGGGTTCGACCTTACGCGTCACGCGCTCTAAATGATAGCCTCGGGTTCGAGTACCGGTGGACCGGACTGGATAGGCCCCTTCCAAGGGACCTTGACAGCAAGTCGATCGTGGCAGATGGCACGGAGTTCCTAACAGGAGCTCCGCCGAATGCCTTCTCGAGCTATCAGAGGCTTGAAATAAAAGCCCTCTCCCTTCGTCCCGTAGTTATTAAAACCAACTATGACGATTGGGAGTCACTTCTCCGCCGGTTTTCCATTGGCGGAAGTGAGACGCATGCGGGATCATACTCGCTGCCTCGTCGAGCGAAGCTCAAACGAGGATGGGTAGAGGTCTAGGAATAGACCGCTACGAG